GCATCCATGACCCCGAAATTTGCCTAGTTTTGGCGGACGTAGGGGGGTCATATTCCTTTGCCATAGCCCTATGCCCACCCAAAAAGAGATTGCTGAGCATCTGGGGCTCGACCAGTCGGCTATCAGCAAGCAGATGCACGCGCTCGGGCTGGACTGGAAGAAAGCCAGCCTGAGCGAGATACGGCTGGCCTATTGCGCTCACCTGCGCAGCGTGGCGGCGGGACACAAGGCAAGCGACGGCACCGATCTGACCATGGAGCGCGCTCTCACCGAGCGGATTGACCGACAGATCAAAGAGCTGACGCTGCGCGAGAAGCTGGGCCACCTGGTGAACGTCTCGCAGCTCGAAGGCGAGATGCGGCAGATGGTCGTGGCCTTCAGATCCGAGCTGCTGCAGCGCGACGACAAGCTCAAATCTGACCTTGATTCTTTGTACGACATCGACATCGACATGTCCGTGCTGAAGGCATACACCTATGACGCACTCAACCAGCTTGCTCGATACGACCCAGAGCAACAGGGCAATGCTGCGCAGGCTGCTGACCGAGCTGGTGCCTCCTCCCGAGATGAGCACGACGGAATGGGCGCGGGAACGCAGGCGCTTGAGCCCGAAAGCGACGGCTAGGCCTGGTCGATACAACCCTGACATCACACCGTGGGTGCCGTTCATGCACCGCGCACTTGATGACCCGCGTGTGTTCGAGGTGGTCGGTTGCAAGAGTGCCCAGATCGCGTGGACAGATGGCGTGCTGCTCAACTACCTTGGGCGGCGCATTGACATTGATCCGTGCGCGATGGTGGGTCTGTTCTCAACTGGGAAGGCTGCGAAAGACTTCAATCGCGAGAAGTTCGTGCCCATGGTCGAGGTCACGCCTACCCTGGCCAACAAGATCCCGGTGCACAAGGCGCGGGACCCTGACAACGGATGGGATTACAAGGGCTTTCCTGGCGGGTTCTTGAAGCTGGTTGGATCGAACACACCGGATGGTGGCAAGTCAACGCCTGCGCCCCTGGTCTTCGTGGAAGAGCCTGACGACACGAACAGCAACGTCAAGGGCCAGGGCGACATGATCACGATCTTGCGTGAGCGCTTCAAGACCTTCCCGCGTCGCAAGATGATCTTCGGCGGCACGCCAACGATCGATGGTTTCAGCCGGATCTGGGCCGCATATCAGGGCAGTGACAGGCGTAAGTTCTGGGTGCCTTGCGTGTCGTGTGGCGAGTATCAGACCTTGTCCTGGGAGAACGTGCGTTGGTCCAAGGATGCCGCATTCAACCATGAGGTGTTTGGGCACAACAGGCCTGAGACAGCGCGGTATTGCTGCCCTCACTGCGGCTGCTTGTGGACGGATGCCGAGAAAAACCGGGCCGTGCGCAAGCTCGAAGAGCGGGCCGAGGCGGCGTTCTATGGGGTCGCAGGCTTTTATATCAATGAGGTGTACAGCCCGTTTCCTGGCTCAACGATGGACAAGCTGGCCGAGAAGTATCTCGCGGCTCAGCATGCTCTCAAGCAGGGCGACGACACGAAGGCACGCAGCTTCAGGAACAACACAGAGGGCCTTCCTTACGCCTATAAGAGTTCTATCCCTACGGCAGAAAAGCTCAAGGAACGTGCCGAGGACTATGCCGAATTGACGGTGCCATGGGGCGGCCTGGTGCTGACGGCGGGTGTCGACGTGCAGCACGATCGGCTGGCCGTGGTCATTCGCGCCTGGGGGCGTGGGGAAGAGTCTTGGCTGGTTTGGTGGGGTGAGATCCCAGGTCGCACCTTGTTGGTCAAGTGGAACAACGACGGCACCATGAATGCCGAAGAGTCTGGCGCCTGGTATGAGCTCGACCAGCTCTTGCTGGGGGCATTTCCTCACGCCAGCGGCGCCATGCTGCGCGTGCGCGCTGCCAGCATCGACTCATCAGACGGTCAGACGCAGGACGCCGTGTACAGCTATGTGCGCAGGCGTGCACCGCGAGGGTTCATGGCCATCAAGGGAGCCAGTCACGACGTCGGCAAGGATGTGTTCACGCCTCCTCGATTGAGCGTGGACATGAATGCACGCAACAAGCCGCACCCATCTGGCGTGAAGCCCTACATGGTGGGCACGCAGGTGGCCAAGGACCTGATCCTGGGTGTGGATGAGCAGGGCGGTCGCATCAAGCTGGAAGGCAATGGCCCAGGCCGCATGCACTGGTATCGCTCGGTGCGTCCTGACTATTACGACCAGATCACGGCTGAGGTCAAGGTACCGCACAAAACCGTTCGCGGACGCTTCGTGTGGGCATGCCTGGCAGGGCGGCGCAACGAAGGCACCGACTGCGAGGTGTACGCCTTGCACTCGGCTCGCTCTTTGAAGCTGTACCTGTGGCGCGACGACAGATGGGATGCAGAAGAGGCTGCCCTCAAGCAGCCGACGCTCTTTGGTGAGAGCGCGCCTACGCCGGTTCGTGCGCCTGGTCATGTTGACCAGGTCGAACCAGACGCAAGCGACAGCGAAGGACAGGGCAGTGAAGCAGCAGATCAGCCGACGGGTGAAACGAAGGCGCCTGCAGCTGCACCGCCAGTCCAGACGTATGGACAGCCGGTCAAGCCCAAAAAAGCAGCCAAAACAAACGGCCTGTCCCGCTCGGGTTGGTCAGCGAAGAAATGGTGATGTATGAACATCTTTCAGACCCTGCAGCAAGGGGACAGCGCGACCTGGCTGGATGACCCGATCGAGCTGCCAGACGGCCGTCAAGCCGATGCCCCCAGTGGCTGGACGCTGAACTACGCGTTGCGCGGGCCCACCCAGCTCGACCTGGTGGCCACAGCATCTGGCCAAAGCTGGTCGACGTCGATCACCACAGTGCAGTCTGCAGCCCTGTCTGCTGGGCTGTATGCATGGGTGGCCTATGTCACCAAGGGGTCCGAGCGCATCACTGTCGCGTCTGCCGAGTTGACGATCGAGCAGGACATCACGCTGCTGACCACGACGTTTGATCCTCGCTCAAGCGCTCGCAAGGCGCTGGAGCAGTGTGAAGCGGCGATGTCCACCTTCAATGCGACGGGCGGCAAGGTCAAGAAGTATGAGATCGCGGGCCGCACGATGGAGTTCGCCACGATCGGGGAGCTGATGACGCTGCACTCGTTCTGGCAGGCACGAGTCATGACCGAGCAGTCGCAAGAGTCGGTCTCCAAAGGCCTGCGCAGTCCACGAAACCTATACGTCCGCTTTGGGCGCCCATGACCATGAGCAACATCAGACCTTGGTACAACGCCTCGCGCGTGACGGTGCCCACGGGTGCTGTCGTACCTGATCTCACTGTCAAGCGCTCATTGGTGCTTGATCGCTGGAACAGTGAGCGCCAGGCCAAGCGGGGTGCCGAAGTGCAGCGCGATCGCCTCAAGCAGCAGCAGCGCGCCTATGACGGTGCTGGTGTCAATCGCTTGACCAGCGACTGGACGGCGCTCAACACCAGTGCTGACAGCGAGATCCTGACAAGCCTGCGCGTGCTGCGTGCACGCTCTCGCCAGCTGGTGCGCGACAACCCGTACGCCAAGCAGGCTGTGCGCGTGATCGTGAACAACGTGATTGGCGGCGGCATCGGCATGCAGGGCCGTGTGAGTTCGGCCAAGGGCAAGCTGATTGACCCGATCAACAACAGCATCGGGCAGGCCTGGGATGAGTGGGCGATGCCAAAGACCTGCCACACGGCCGGTCTGATGAGCTTTTCTGACATCGAACGCCTGGCCTTCACGCAACTGGTGACGGCCGGTGAGGTGATCATTCGCAAGGTCCGCCAGCCGTTCGGTGGCAGCAAGATCCCGCTCGCCCTGGAAGTGATCGAGGCCGATCGCCTGATGGATCAGTGGCAGACGGCTCGTGCGCCTAATGGCAACGCCATTCGCATGGGCGTCGAAATCGACGAATGGCACCGGCCAGTGGCGTACTGGTTTCTCCCCAAGCACCCCGGCGACTATCAGTTCACGTCGTTTGAGCCAGCCAAGTTCTTGCGCATCCCTGCTGAGGACATCTGCCACCTGTACATCATCGACCGCTGGCCCATGACGCGGGGCGAGCCGTGGCTTCACGCTGCGCTGCGCACGCTCCATGACACAGGCGGCTATGAAGATGCCGTGGTGGTCAAGGCTCGCGCCTCGGCCAACATCGTTGGCTTCATCCGAAGCCCTGAACCGCTGATAACCGGCACCACGGACGACGACGGCCGCGAGATCCTGGACACCGAGCCCGGCACCTGGCAGAAGCTGCTGCCCGGTGAAGACGTGGCAGGGTTCAGTCAGGTCGCCGTTGACCCGTCGGTTGATCCGTTCTTGCGCTACATGATTCGCAAGTTCGCTGTCGCTGCCGGTGTGAGCTATGAGGGCGTCAGCCGCGACTACAGCCAGTCGAACTACTCTTCGTCGCGGCTGTCGCTGCTTGATGACCGCGACCTGTACCGGGTGCTGCAGGGCTGGTTCATCGTGCACTTCAGGCAGGACATCCACCGCGAGTTCATGGATGCGTCTGTGCTGGTCAACGAAGTCAAGACCGGCAACGACTACTTCAGCAACACGCGCAAGTATTGGTCAGTGCGCTTCAAACCGCGCGGCTGGAGCTGGATTGACCCGGCCAAGGAAGTGACGGCCTACAAGATGGCCGAGCGCTGCGGGTACATGACCAAGGATGACGTCATATCCATGACGCACCCATCGTCTGACTTCGAAGACGTGATGAACGCGATGCAGCGTGAGCGCGAATACGCCAACGAACGCGGCCTGATCTTCGATACCGATCCGGCACAGGTCAACGACAAGGGGCAGGTGCAAGCCACCCCGATACCGGCCGATGGCACCACAGGCACTGACCCTGATGCCGACGGGAACGACAACACAGTAACTGAATCGAGCGAGGCTTGATATGGCAACAACAATGCAAGTTAACGTTACCGGTAATGTGGTGGGCATCGCCCAAGGCATTCAAACGCTGCCAGCTTCGCAAGCGCAAGAATTGGTGAACCGCGGCGTAGCTCAGCTGTTGAGCCCGCTGCCTCAGCCAAGTTCTCCAATGGGCTATGACCCAATCGCTGGCATCGCAGATGCTGCCACTATGGCCGCGCTTGGGGCGAGTGGGGTGGGCAAACTTTCCCTTGGCGCTCGTCGTCCAGCACCTTCGGATAACGGCGCTCTAGGATTCGTCAATGGCTCACTCTGGCGCACAGATGGCGGCGACATTTACCAGGCGTCTGGTGTTACATCCACGGATGCGACATGGACACTTTTGCCTCGCGTGGCCGGGGGTGTTGCGGATGCTTTGCCTGGGGTACAGTTTTCGGGCGGTACTGTCCGCACAAATGCTGCCTATACAGGCCACGCGGTTGACATCTCTGTCACGATTGCCAGCACTCCAACTGCTGCATCAATCGACTATTACAGCAACGGCGAACTAAATGAGCAGCAAGTTCAGGCGCTTGCATCTCGCGCGGATGCAGGAACCCTCATCCTGGTTACTAAGATTTACGACAATTCTGGATCTGGTAATCACGCAGTTATCCAATCTCCGCAACTTGGGATGATTCTGCAATGGTCGCCTATCCTAAAGCGATATGCGATATACGGCGACAGATCGGGCAAATACTTCCTGACGCTGCCAATAACCGTTGCAGCAAATAGCCATAATTTTTCACTATCTGTTATTGGTGAAGGATCTTCTTCCGATGACGGTGGGTATAGCTGCCTTGGACAAATAGGGGCTGCTGGTAATATTACCGGTGGATCAGCAGGAGCGATGAGACCACAAACATACGGCGGGTTTGTTTCGACTCGTATTATTGGTGCGGGTAGTTTGGGGGGGTCTGTTGCGCCTGCGACAAATGTGCCAGTCATTGCTACACCGCAAGTGTCAATAGTTTCTGGCGGCGCCAGTTTCGTTATTAGCTGCAATGAATATACCGCGACAGTCGCGAACGGATTCGCTTCTGCCGCCATTACTGGCGGCTTTATTGGTGGTGATGGCGTAACTCAGGGTTTTTACCCGATGGTTCCATTTTTGCAGTTTGTCGTGACAAATGCCGCGCTTACTGCAACTCAGACACTTGCAGTAAAACAGTTAGCGTACAACCTGCTTGGTGCGTACCCGCAATGCCGTGATGTGGTTGTAATTGATGGTGATTCACGCACGCAATACACAAATACGACCACACAAGACAATGTGTCGCGCAGGATCGCAGAATATTTGGCGGGGTGGGCAACGGTCGTTAATGTTGGTATGGGTAACCAGACAACTCAAACACGTATTTCACAGGGCATACCGGCAGCTATTGCGACATTGAGTCTGGGCGGCAAGCTCATCGTTAATATACCGGCACTTGGAGTAAATCAATTTGTAGTCAATATGGAGAGCGTACCGACTGCGCTGGCAAATCTTATTGGGTACTACGCAGCATTAAAATCGGTTGGCATATCGAAATTAGCGATAACTGCCGAATTGGTTACAAGCAACGCCACAGGGTCAGCCAATACGAATGTGCCACTTCTGCGCGCCGCAATGATCTCCACCGGAAAATCCGGTCTTGGCGTTGATTCAATTTCTGACGTTTCCGGTAATGCTGCGGTATCAAATATCGGAAATTACCCAGACGGGCTACACCCTAACAGTCTTGTCCATCAAATAAATGCCGATGGCTTGAGGGCATTTAATCGTGCTGCGCTGGGGCTTTTCCAGTGAAGACCATGCGCACCCTCATCCTATCCCTATCCGTGGCCCTTACGGCTACATCGGCTCATGCATTCGACGCGCCCGCTTGCTTCAGCGACCCGGCGCAGCTCATTAGTAACGGCGGCTCTCATGGCTACCCTATCTTATGGACAAGCCCGTCTGGCAGCGGCGGGGCGATCTTCGCGGCTTGCGAGGATTCTGCTGGATGGCATGGCTTTGAGTTCCACTGGA